AGGGTGGGCGGTTTCCTCTGAGAATCTATCTAATGTGAAGGCCATAAAATTTGATCTAGAATTATCGCTAGCTCTGGAAATTGCCGGATGGGATGCCGATAGTTTCGGGGGCGCTTACGCCTGGGAATCTAAAATACCATCTGTATCTAAATGGGATAATGAAATTGAAGATTTATTGAATCACCTAAAAAAAGAGTGGGGTTCCCCCTACGCCAATGAGGACACCGACATTTAAAGAAAATAAATTAGTTAAACATAGTGTAAAAATGACAGTAAACGAAAATATAGAAAGCAACCTATCGTATTTCTCAGGCACAGAACAATGGCACCGTTTAACATTCTTACCCGTACTGGGAAGCGATGGCGTAAAGTATCTTGCTGAAAAAGCTGAAGCCTTTTGGCTTATAGATGCAATTGCTGCGCATCTTCCAGCGGTTAAGGCTACAGGTGACAGAATGGCAACAGTTAAACTTTTAAAACGTAAACATGATTGGCTATTGACCCTAGAAACCCTAGACAAAACTATTTCACAAGAAATTGAGTACAGCGATTTCCAATTTAATGAAATTACATTATACTTATGTGACAACGGTTTTTCTTGGTGCTTACTATTGCCAAATGAATACTAAAACCAGGGACTATTTAATTAAAAGAATAATAATCAGTAGAAAAATTTACACTGCTGAATAAGCAGCTTAGAAAATTATCTGGTAAAAATTTACACTGCTGAATAAGCAGCTTAGAAAATTATCTTGTAAAAATTTACACTGCTGAATAAGCAGCTTAGAAAATTATCTTGTAAAAATTTACACTGCTGAATAAGCAGCTTAGAAAATTATCGCGTAAAAATTTACACTGCTGAATAAGCAGCTTAGAAAATTATCTTGTAAAAATTTACACTGCTGAATAAGCAGCTTAGAAAATTATTTCCATGAGAACTATATTGAAGCTTTTGGGCAGCCAGAAGAGTAGCAAAACATTAAATTAAACTAAATTACACAACACCTTAACAGGAATGATACAATGAAGACCTCAGAACTATTTGCAATAGCGATGGGAAATAACAAAAAGGTTTTTACCTCTCCTTGCGGTCTCGATATTAATGATTTTGCAAACCAACTAAATAGCAAAGCACAATTAAAACCTAACTATAATGGGACCGGACCATTTATACGTTATGAATTTCAAGATTATTCTGCAATTGTCGTTGCAGCGATGTATGGGATATTGAAGGGTCCGAGTTCTTTTTGATGCTAGAAGAAGAAACAAAACAAAATAAACATAAAATGACAATCGCGGAACTATTCGCGATAGCAGCGGGAAACGATGGAAAAGTTTTAGTATGTCCTTGCGGTTTAGATATTGATAAATTTGCTATAACTGCAGGAGCTAACCACGCGATAGAGCCTCTTACTTTTCCAGCTGCTTCACGATACGAATTTTCCGATAAATCTGCGATTGTTGTTAGAAAAAATTCATGGGATATTGAAGGGTTTGCGCCTTGGTCTTTTGCCAGTAAAGTAGATAATTAGTAAAGGAAATATAAATTATGAATAATAGATTTGATTATGGCCGCATCCCTGGGAATCATATCATAACAATTAAATATTATGTTGAAGATGGGCTTCATATGGGAGATTGCTTTGACGCTATTTTTTCAAATGAACTTATACAGTCTGTTGATCGCTGCGATCCAGAAACACTTGATATACTTCCAACAATTATTTGTTATATATCTAACAACTTGCCGATAGAATGCTGGGGAAGTCGTGAGAAAGTAAATGCCTGGTATAAGAGAAAAAAGAATGACAGATTATAAAGAAGATATTTTTTCTGAAAGAATTATCGATTATAAAGAAGATATTTTTCCTGAAAGGATGGTAAAATCAATGAAAAGATATATAGAGCATAAGGAATCTGTTGGTAGGTTTCTAACATCTATACTATCAAACGACTTGCTGGGAGCGTTTAGAGCTGCTGACGACGAAAACAAGCCATTAATTGAGCAATATGCTATGTGGGCGTACTGTGAAATCCCAGCTAATTCGCATGGAAGCAAGGAAGCTGTCAACAAATGGATTAAACAAGATTAATAGCACTTGATTTTTTCTGTTTACTAGTATATAATGTTATTATGACACATAATTAAAGGAAATATTATGGCAAAAACCCCTGAACCATTCGAAACAACTGATTGTGACGGAAATACTTGGTGGTTTGGACTCGAAGCGCTGGAAAAATATCCAAACAGATCCAACTTAGTATTTAAGTTTAATGATAAATCTTTCCAGATTCAATTTTTTTCAAGCAGAAAAGACGCTTTTAACATATGGGATTTGATCAAAATGACAGTTAAAAAATATGTACCTAAAAGGTTAACACAAGGCTAAAAATGCAACAATTACTGATTGAGGTAAGTCACTTAGACCAGATATTTGTAGAAGAAGAATGTTCAAACATAGGTGAAACACTATCTTCATTTTTCAAAAAGCTGCTAGACGGCTATAGAGACGGCCTAACGGCAAAAGAAGATCTAGGATTGTCTAAGGCCCTGGACGTTGACGAATGCCCAACAGAGGCAGTTAAACCTAAAATAGGCAGAAGATCCAAACTTAGCTAAAAATGGAGGGGAAATACTCTCCCCCCCCCTCCCCTCCTTAACAGATCGGAACAAAATGACTAAACGAATCTACATGAAAAAAACCGCTCAGAAGTCACGAGAGTCTGAGTTTGTTAAGATCGTCCAGACGGAAATGATGACACCTGTTGCTAATATTTATTTCTGTGCAGTCGCTAAGCCCCACTATTTTCCTGGCAGTCCTGTACCTAGATATAAAGTTCAATTAGAACTAGATCCAGAAAATCCCGAGCACAAAAATTTCCTTGATACACTAGAAGCGTTGGCTAAAGAATGGGATGTAAAATCGCTGGGGAAATTGACAGACGACAAAACGATCCTTATGACTTATCAAGGTAAAGAGTGCCCTTACACAAAAATGGTTGAATTTGGGAAGGAGCAGGCTGTCAATATTTCACTTGAGCATGACTTACCAAAGGGGTTTAAATGCAAAATAAAATTTGACCTCAAGCGATACATCGAACGATATACAAAAATAAATGCGTTTACTTTCACTCCTCGTGAAGTTATCTTTTACCTTGATGCAGAAACCCAAAGCATGATTGAGGTTGAGGATGGAAATTGTACGGATAGCGGGGATTGATCCAGGTTTACGATTTACTGGATACGGGATTGTCAACTATGACACCGAAAAAAATGAGATCTGGACTAGCAATTGTGGTGTAATCAAAAACAGATCATCCCAATATCTAAAGGGATTAGATGCAATTATGCATATGAAAGATTTGATAACCGATCTATCTTGCCAAGATTGTTTTACAGATTGCGACAAAATAATTGTTGAAGTTCCCGCTGCAATATATAGCAAAAACTTTAGTAGTGGATCGCTAATACCTGTTGGAGTTATATCGGGGGTAATTATTTCAAGTTTTAGAGATCGTGAAGTAATCCCAGTGTACCCATCTGTCTGGAATTCAAAAAGAAAGAAAGAAGTAACCCATTCTAATACTCAAGAAGTACTTGGTAGTTATGAAGAATGGAATTATGACAAAAGACCTAAAGCTAAACCACAATTTGAGCACATCATGGACGCTATAAGTATGGGTCTGTGGTATGTAAGAATCAATTACATTGAAGATTAAAATTTTAATATCATGTTGTCGTAAGTTAATGGGTATTAGCAAGCTATTTAATTATGCTCGTGGCATCAGGGGCTATAGTTAACCGTGTCCCCCACTGGAGGTTCGAGTCCTCACGCAACACTTTTATATATAAAGGACAAATAAATGGAAGTAATTATTTCAATAATAGTATTCCTGCTATTACTAACCCCATTAAGTAATTTAATATCTTTTGCTTTCTCTGAATATAGAGATTTCTCTGAATATAGAGATCGTGACCGCTAGTTATTCGGGCTCATTAAGGCTATTATAAGTAATGTGCCAATTAATTGTTTTGGCTGCCTCACCATTTGCCCTAATACTTATTGTTTCACTACCAACATCAGCTATCAAGGTAATAGTTGGACTTCCAGAACTATTATCATTCCAATTTATAACAGATGCTCCAACTATTTGAACAGAGCCTCCAGTTGGCCGATGAAATGTGCCAAGAAAGTTCCCACCAGCTGCCTCTGTTGCGGTACTAAGCAATGCAATTGCCCTGCCCGACACAGTTATAGACTGACTCTCTGCGATTGCGATTGCAACAATTTCAACGGGGGTCGCGTCCGTTGTTTGTGCAGTTGCCTCTGAAATAATCTCAGACGAAAGCTTTGCTGGAGTTATTGCACCATCCTGGATACCACTTGTCCCAATTTGCACCCCCTTATTCGGTGCCCCAGAATGGTCATGGCTATCGACATTATCTAAGCCAGCTGAAAACGCCGGATCATAGACTTGCTCCCCAGGAGCAGGTTTGTACACGCTCATGTTCGGTGTTCTTGTACCCATTCTAACCCCTTATCAGGCTTTCTAGATTTTTACCGCGATTGATATACGCTTGCAAAATGGCTTTGTCCTCAAGAACGATGCTACCATCAGACTCGATTTCAGCAACTGCTTGCTTGCGCTCTTGTGGATCTCTTAGAACACCGTGACTGTATGACGGATAACCCGAAATGGTCTCTACAGTGAATTTAAGTCCCTGGTCTCCGGCAAGTGACCGACCATAACTAGCTATCACTCCAGGGTCTGTAATGCCTCTCAGAGTGCCTTCTACGGCCAATTTACCGCCCTGTATACCCGCTGCGACCTTTCCGACTCCAGGTATTCCCAGCAGCTTGCCCAGACCCATAGTACCCGCTGCAAATGCCCCTTTCTCTCCAGCTTTGAGCGGTTGCGTCTCGAATCGTTGCGCTGTCCGGCCAACCGTTGGCGGATTTCCTGGAATTGGCGATTGTGGAGCATCTAATCTGCCTGGGCGTACTGGTTCTTGTCCCTTATTTAGTTTGGGAAGTGGCACAGGAGCTTCATACGGGGGTACAGGCGCGTTTGTTGCGGCCCTGCCTGTATTTGGATTGGGTACTCCGGTAGCGTGGCTTAGCCGGCTTGTAATTTTGTTCTCGGCTTCATGGACGATAATTCGCCCTTCAAGAGCCTGTTTTCCTAAAAATTCTGATATACCCCGATCCAGCTCACCAGGTATCTGCTGGAAACGTGTCTGCGCTTCGAATACGCTGGGCGGCAGATGTCTCTGAACTAATGCACGTGAATGTTTAGGAATCCCTGGAAATTTATTTGTGGCCTTATGAGCAGCGAAATCGATCATTGATCTATATAATTCGTTATCCGTCAATACATCGACAAAGCGCGAACTATCTTTTTTTGTAAGGATTTCTATGAATTCGTCAGGAGAAATCGAACCAAATCGATCTCGTAATTCTTTAGAGATCTGCTGTTTCCAGCTTTGCACAGCACCTTTACCGAATTCTTCCTCAATTGTTTTGATTACATTTTTAGGAAGTCTCTCAACGAGCTTATCGACAAGATTAATGACCTTTTTTTCTACTCTGGGAAAAATTTTGCCCATGAGCTTGTTTTGTGCAGCCCCTAGGGGGAGCGTTTCCATCAAGTGTCTCTTGAAAGATTGCATCAACGGTCCTTGGAACTCACCGCCCTGGAGCATTTTGGTTTCCACTGCTTCAAACAGTCGGCTTACATCAGCAGCTTGCAGTGTTTCAGGAAGCGATTCGTACACTGATTCAAGGAATCTGCTAGCTTCCTTCGCTTCTTTAGTCCCTGATTTGGCACTCACGCCGATATAGTTTGAGATGAATTCATCCAGATTAATAGATGCTTTGTTAATGCCGTAAGAGCCTAGGTCTTTTTGCATTGCCTGTATCTTCTCACCCATTCGCACACGAAAAGCTCCAACACTATCCTGGTACGCGACCTGCGATTCTTCACTGAGACGTTGATAATCTTGAAGGCTTTCTTGATAAATCCTTTGAGATTCCACTTCTCTCTTGCCGAAATGCTCCTTTGCTTTCGTGTATGCGCTGTCAGCCTCTTTTTGAAGTCTCTCATAATCATTAAAAGACTCTTTATAAACTCTATTGGCCTCAGCTTCTGATTTCTCAAAAGCTCTCAAGGATCTTCGCTCTGACGCTACCCTTTCGACCTGATTTCCCACTTTACCAAGCCCATATCCAAGACCCGTGCCGATTGCTGTAGATTTAGCAAATCCTTCAGGATCTTCGAATAGCGACCTATCACTGGCCCCAGCTCCGTATAATGCCCCTGTAGCAGCTGGGCTACCTGAAATTCCTTTAGGTAAAGGCATAAATATATCTGCACCAAGAGACGCAGCACCAGCAATCTTTGTTGCCGTTGGATGATTCGATTGGATCTCTTGAGACGCATCCCTTCTACCCATTCTTTGGGCTATATAGTTTTCTCCGAGCCTATCGAAAAACCCCATATCCTCTTGGCCCTCTCCAGGCTGTATGGCCCTTGCACCTGCTGCAGCTGGATCTAGCACATAGTCTGTTGCTAGCTTGGAAAAAATATTGCTCTCAGCAAATTTCTTCGTGAATGCAGTTGCAGATTTAGGGATCGGTCCTTTCTCGTACCAGTCTCTTTCTGACTGACTAGTATTTTCTCTTAGCTGCTTTTGGGCAGGAGAAGAAAAAAGGGCAAAATCTGCTTGTTCAGATAAAGGAGCTTCTCGTCCGCTTGTATAGAAGATCTTCTTTGATTCTGGATCGATATGATCAATCTCATCTTTGACAATGGTCATCTACTTTCCTACCCTCACTTTATCCCTGTATTTCTCAGGATCTTGAGCGATGTCTTGATTGTCTACAGATACCGATTCCAGCATATTCTTACCCGTAACAGGTAAAATATTCTCAATTGGCTCCCTCAAAAATCCTGCACCAGTAAGATTTTCAAGCGATCTTTCATTCACGATATTTTTGAAGTTTTGAGCCTGCTGTTTCATGGTGGGTAGGTCTGCTTTTAGCCATGCTTTGACAGAACTTGGGTCAGGAAAAACATTTTCCCAGTGCTTGAGTAGATTACTTGTCAGCTTGTTACCGCCCAGGTATTCTCTATTATAGACATCCTGAAGTGCTGTAATCCTCTGTCTAATTAACGGTAGGGCTTGAACTTTTACGGATTTACCATCATCCCCGATTATATCAATAGTCACCTGTTCATAACCAAGAAGAGGGCCCGTAATCCCCTGTAAATTCTGAGCCATAGCAGCTCTCATACCAGGGTTTTGATCAGAAATTAAATTCATAATATCGACGACTTCATCAATAACTCTATTGGCATCCTTCATCTTCCCAAGTGCCTCTCGACCCTCTTTTGAAGCATCCCTAAATCCAGTAATGTCTTCGTCATCCCTAAGAAGATTCGCGTCATACCATAGCGCTCTAGACTCATCTTTCGCGGTAATACCTATCTTATCTCCAATACGTATCCCATCCCGACCCATTCTGACCTCTGGCTCACCGTTTGGCCCATCCGAAACATCCAAAACATCGTAATCGTTCAACAGCTTCTTCAATGCTGGATTTTCGATGTTCTTGAATAGCTCAGCTCTTAGTTTCTGCCTGTCTTCATTGATCCCGCGCTTCTCTTTCTGTATACCACCAATTTTATCCATAATTTTGGAGTCAAACGCTCCTTGTTTGATCATGCTCTCCCCAATCCCTCTAACAGCACCACCCATCGACGAGACAAAACCCTCTCGTCCATACATCAGACCAACGATTACGGGAAGTGCCAGAGCTATCCCAATTGCGACTTTATCCAGTCCTGTCATCTCTCCGTTTGTCATGCGATCACGTAAAGCGCTCTCATTCGCATCTAATTGAGAGATATCAGCAGTAAGCGCGGCCTCAACAGTCTTTGCATGTTCCCATAACTCAACGGGAATGTCCCCAGATTTGAGCCTGAGAAGATTTGTTACTTGATCTACTATACCTGGATCTTGTCGTGCGACTTCTACGATTCCAGGAACAGGCTCAAGCCCCTCCACAGGAATATCTGACTCTGATACGCTCTCAAGTGGACCGCGATCAAAAGAATCTTCGACTGCTGGTGGAATTGGGATTTCTCCAGCAGTCGAATCTACGTCATCCGCAACTGTCTCTTGTCCAGAATCCAATCCAACTTCATTAGAGAGACCCTTTGCATCTGCGAAAAGCTCGTCACTTAATTCTCTCGTCTCTGCACGCTTGGTCGGACTCAGGTAATCCATAATAGAACCACCGATCACCTGAAATGGAGATTTGGCACCCTGATCTTGCTCAGAGGCTACCTGCTCCTGCTGCTGTGCTTGTTGTGAGAATACACGCTGAGGATCTGGCTCGGTCTCAGAAAGCAGTTTAAGCGTCTCCTCTGGCACTAAGTCTATCAGTGACGGATCGGACTGCAGCTGGGCTCTAAGCGTCTCTAGCGGGTCCTGAAGCTGCCCAGGGCTATCTAAATAAGATCCGTATGGCGATGTCTCTGAAACAGCATCCAGAGCATCCTCACGAGCTTCCGTTTCAGCTAATCCACCAAGTAACTCAAGACCCTCTGGAATTTCATTCTGATATAATTCAGGGTCGGATGGAACACGTGGGATATCTATTTGTCCTGAATCTACAGGCTGTTGAGCTGTGCCACTCATATCTAGCTCATCCTGGTCTTGATACTTGGCTAAATCAGCAAGACCCTTCAGAGCATTCAGGGTATCCATGACTCCTGGATTGGATTGCTGCTCAAGACTGTCTAGAGATTGAGAATTTATTCGTCTTTTAGCCATTTCCTATAACCTTTCCAGATACTTTCTCCAGTAGTCAGAGAAGATATCTTGTTTTGCTTTGTCCTGTTGACCCGTGAAATAATCCATATTTTGCTGCCTTCCAATGATCCCCTCAGCAGCTCTACCTTCTACACCACCTAGATATGCCGCCAATTTTTTCATACGTACATCAGCATCTTTTTCTGTCAGATCTCTTTGAAACTGATTCTGTGCTTGTAGACCTGATTCTGCAAGTTCCACTTGCGGAGCAGCTGCAGCACCTCCCCGAATACCTCTCTGTCCAGATTGTGAAGCCAACATCCTAGAATAATTGTTGACTTGAGAACTAATCTGGGCATTTGCCGACTCTTGCAAAGCTCTTTTATGATCTGCACTCATCCCTGGGACTTCGGTAGAAACGTCCTCTAAGGACTCCTGTCTGTACTGATCTCTTTGCTGTTGCCGTCTTGGTTCGTTCGTATCCTCTACTTGATTGAGCTGCTGGTTGATAGCACCTAAATCTTCACCTAGCTTTACTGGATCTTGCTCAGAAGCCAATTGCTGCCTTCGGCGATCTTCGCGAACGCCAAATTCCCTATCCCGCTCCTGCTGCATTTTTCTTTCTCTTGCCAACTGACCAAACATAACCTACTCCTATACTGTTGACTGATAAATGTCGAAAAACCGCACGCTGACGGTTACTGTGCCAGCACCGTTATTTACCAGCCTCAAAGTATCCGCATCCCAGACACCATCTGTAATAACTCCGTCACCAACCTGCCTAACAATTATTCTCTCATTCGGTATCGTTCTAAGCTGGTTGGGTATTGCAGCCGTCGCAGCAGCTGCAATGTCAATATCTTTGGCAAGAAAGCTCTGGAAATTGTCATCAAAGCTCAGTCTACCATTGATCCCAGAAATCAGGTTGCGAAGCCAACCAAAAAGATCGCTCTGTACGTATTTTCCTATACCCTGCTGCGAAGGTAGTCGCGGGGGATTATTAATAATCATCGAGCTATTGTCTTCCCGAAATCTGGAGCAATTTCTTGTTGATATCCCTGCAAACGAAAAGTTGTATTGATCGTATTCAGCTGCAATCCTATCTTAATAGACCTAGCCACTGTTCCTCCCTTTAGCCCAATCGTGATAAAAGAATCTTGATAGCCGGACCACGAAAGCCAATCCCAATGATCCGTGCTCCACTTCGAGCTATTTATCTTTTGCATCACATCAGCTCTCGTGCTGACCCGCCCCTCAACCCAATCTTTATAGCTGTAAAAGCACAAGGTTGGAATATTTTGTTGATATAAAGCCGATATGTCATCAAACAAGAGACATGTTCTAATAAATTTTTTCCTAACCCTAGGCTGACCTACGTCCTCCCAGGCACTTTCCCATGTGACTCGAATGGGAGTTACGTGATCTACCTGATCAATCAACCTGTATTTTCTATGCTGCTTATACTTTTTAGCCGTTATCGTGGAATTGTTGGTTTTGCGTTCTTGCCAATAGAGATTGTCCTCTATAACATACCAACCACCAGCAGCATTTATTCGGGTCCATTCAAACCAATTCTTTCCTTGGTAATCATAGACTAGAACTATAGAATTATTATTTGCTCCTCGTGGTCCGCTCGCTTCCTCTGACGGTAGGAATAATAGGTATTGATTGTCTTTTGTATAGTTGACAGCTGTAGCTCTTTTTAAAACGTGTCGTTTATATTTATCAAACGGGTCTTCACGGAAAACTTGATCGATCACCATAGACAGCGCGATAGGATTACCAAATTTATCGGTTGGATATAATTGCGTTTCTGCGATGGCGTATAGACCATTCGTATGCAGAAAATAAATTAGACCACCGATACTAACAATCGTATGGTGTGATACTGCACCGATGTTTGACCCAGGGGAAACGGATTGTACGTTAAACTGACTCCTGATCAAATCTCCACTAACTGCATAGATAGATTTATCTTTGAAAATAATTAACGTCGATCCGGCAACACCGACACCAGTCACATCATCGTCATTTGATGGTACAATAAAATTATTAAACGCCTGAGAAACATACTCTGGCTGAGATGCTTCGGAAAACCAAACATAATCATCATTCGTAGGATCATCTGTAAATATGATCTGATTACCAAATGATGAAACGATACCGACTCTAGGTGGAGGATCTGGTTGATGGTACGATGCTTGAAACGCTGCCAATGGATATTGACGTCCTAATATGAGAACAGCGTCTGTAATCTGATCTAAATAAACCTGTGTAGATAGGTAGCTATTATTTGGTATAGTGGTAACTAAATAAGGCTGGGTCCCAGCTACTTCAGTTCTATAGATATTGATCTTTAAATTATTACTAATAGAGGCATTATCCGCGACATTAACAGCAACCCCGTCAATTGTAATAGTCGTTGAGGTCACAGCGGTCACTTCCCGAGTCACATATAAGCTCGTGATCCCATCAAAGAAATAGGCGTTGTCTCCCTCTCTCATGCTGTGTACACCGCCCGTAGAATCGTCCACAGTGATCGTCGTAACCCCTGCTTGCGCCCCTGCAACTACGGCACAATCTGTATTCCACCCACTACCCTGCAAAAGTGGCTCTACAGTGACGTTTACATCCTCTAACGCACCAACAGTGACATCTCCAGCAATAGATAATCGACCTTCGACTAGTCTACCATTGTGATCTGTCTGCTCATACGTTGTATAGTAGCTGTGCGCCCCTGCGTCTATTCCTACTCCAGATGCTACGACTGCTGGCGAAGGCGTATCACCTCTTGGCATACCTGCACGATAGATCGTCTGCCCATCGTACTTTTGCACCTCGTCCCAAGGATTCGCTATGTAAACTGCTTCCTCAAATGGTGCAAATGTAGCGTTCTTGAAATTATCTGAATCGATTTGTGCTACTAGTCCAGAAAATGTAGACGATACAGTTCGATTTGCAAGCTCCCAGTAGTACCAGTTTAGAGTGACTTCCTCACCGTTCGCTATAATTGTTTCTTCGGCGATTTCTATGAATGCTACGGGATAATTTGTGCTACCTGTAGTCGACACAGTAACGCCTGTTTCCGCTGTCAGCAACACAACTAACTCAGTTATGGAGAATGGTGACGCGACTCCAAATCCCTTTCCCAGACACTTATTAAATTTAGCCTGTAGTGTAGATCGATAGCTCGCTGTAACAGATCCAGTAGACGCTGTGAAGTTAACAGTATAGGCCCCTGTTGTGTAATCAATCGTATTTGTACCGGCTCCAATATCCCCGAAAAATCCACCTACAGCATCATCTTGGATGGTATATGACCCATCCGTCATCAGGATGCTTCCAGGAGTTATTGGACCTCCAGAAAGTATATCGCTATACGTATCTGTTCCAGACCCAACTGCAATTGCAGAATAGCCTGTGAGTGCATTCATCCTGAATTTCATACAGTCATTAACAAGCGCATTGTCGTCCACAATGAGATACGGATCGAAATCGCATGTTTGAGTGTCTGATACAAGATCAGGATCAATATAGATTTCGTAGCTTACATAGCTCTCAGGATTACTATTTGGATCGTCAAAACTGATCGTCATAGCACCTGTTTTCTGTATATAGAGATTTCCATCTTTGTTGATGCAGATTGGCTCTACTTGATCACGATCTAGATTTTCATAGATCCCGATCCCCAGACCGCCGATATCTCCTGTTTGAACCTGATAACCTCGTCTTGGAGAAAAAGTTCTATCTGGCAACCGTGAAATATTAACAGTCTTATCAGAAAAATTAGCCGTTGAAGATTTTCCCTTAGAACTTGCACGACTAACGAATTTGCTCTCCGTGCTAAATCCGCGAAGTGTCGAATAATCTTGAGATAGAATGTGTTTCGTCATTAATAGACTCCTCGGCCACCAAACGGGAAGGTGTTCCGAGTTCCATTCTGTGTCCACCTGACAGGATAGATGCTTGGCCTATATCTGCGATATGCATTCACAAGGTCTTCTAGAGACTGTTCCTCTCTAATCTTAGACGCTTGCATCTCAGAGCTATTTGACTGAAGCCTCAACAATCTGGATATGATGAACTCAATCAAATAGTCTTCTGACTGAGAGTCTAGCTCGCTGTGTGTACTTGCATACTCACCAGATACCACATAAATAGTGGTTCCGGCTGCTATAGCTGCGTCTAGAGCGGCTAACTCAGCTGTAGGGAAGGAATACCCCGACTCAGCTGTAATCACCTTTGTAGTCGAGTTATAGCTGTTTACGGGTATCTGGCTAACAAGGGGTAGACCGTCTCTGTCAACCAAGCATATCCAGTCTCTCTTATCTAATGCTGATTCTGCATTTGTCTGCATGTTCGCATCTTTTGCGCTCGTAGCAGTGAATGTGAGAGTGATGCTGACGGGACTATCGACTTTTGATGCTAGAATGCCTCGACGAACGTCTAGACTTCTCATTCGCTTCTGATAGTTGATGATGATCGCACCCGTGCGACTGCTATCAGGAGTTGGACTAAGCAAGATTTTCCCATCTCGGATACAGTACGCATCTGGTATATTGATTGGGTAATCAAACCGATCCTGGATCATCGTTTGCTCAAGAGTCACAAACTCGTATGCCTGTCCACCCCACTGAAACCGCACATCCATAATTCTCAAGGACATGAAGACATCGGCGGGTATATCATACGACTGTTGTCCTGCAACAGAATCGATAGTGCTCTGCTCGATATTTGCAGGATTATCAATCTGAGTGATCCTGTGGTAGAGTCGATTGAGTCCTAGGTTAGCAAGACGCGCAGCTACGTTGTCGTCCCATCCTTCTGTTAAAGAGTAATCCTCACTGTATGCCTGTGACCTGGCATCGATAAGGATCTCCTCAAGCCTACGTGTACCCATTCGCTCCCCCTATGTAAGATAATCTTACAATTACTTTTTCTTACGACCGCCCATCCCTGCTTTTTTTGTGATCAACACGACAGCTAGATTCTTACGTGACTCTTTATCAAGCTTTTTGGGAGACTTTTCTTCTACGTCTTCATAACAATCCCCACCTTCGTCTTCACCTTCGTACTCTTCCTCTTCCCCATCATATTCCATATCAGGGTCGTCAGGGTATTCGGAGTCATAATACGATTCACCGTGCTTCATGCCCATCATCTTAGGCATATCGTTCATCTCATCATCGTCATCACTCAGCATATCCATGTCATCTTCGGAAAAGTGCTTTTTGAGTAAATCGAGAAGTTTATCGTATGACTTTTTGTTTTTGCGACTTTCTTTTGGTTCGCCGTAATCCATTTACCTACCTCAGTGCTTGAACGTATTGTGAAGCCATATTTTGTAGAGCATTAGCACGCTGACTAGCGAAATCAGCACCCCTCTTTCTAACGCCCTCTCCAGCCTCAAACTCTCGACCCATAGCAGCATTCATGAGCTCTGCAAGAGTCCGTCTTTTTGTCTCTTTAGCTTGACGTTTCGAAGCTTTGGATCGTTCCATCGAACTCATAGCTTGTCCAGTACCCTGCAACCCAAGACCAAGCGCGGCCAGAGGGTTTCCTGCAGCTGCTCCGGCTAATTGAGATATTCCTGCTGTAATTGCACCGCTCATATTCGTCTCCCTTAGAGATCCTGTTATTTAGTACTTACAGGCTACGTCTTTAGGCTTCATAGCAGCTTGTTGAGCGGAACCATCGTTCTTACCACTCTTAGGCGTAGTATTGTTTCCTTTTTCAGGCTTCACATCATTTCCATACACATACTTATCTTTGGTCTTGAGCGGTCTTTTTATATCCATTTCTATTCCTCCGGTGATTCGTGGCTTAGATCAATATCAATCCCTGTCTCGTTCTCAATAATTGCCTCTCCGATCTCTTCTAAGAGATTATCGTCTTCAAGTCCAAGATATGGATTTATGTACGAACATCCACTCAAAAGTACAATCCCAGATATCAAAACTGCTGCAAAAATTCTCATGAAACACCACCTATTATATTTTTCTGACTACCGTGTAAAGCAGCTTTACATAGCACCTTGCCGTTTCAAAAATACATCTTTTTCGCTTTGCGTCAGAGTTGAAGAAAGCTTATCCAGGGCGGACTTGTATTCCAAATCTTCTGTTTCCGAATCTTCTTTTTCTTTTAGAGCAAGAGCTTCGTTCTTAGCCCAGTCTGCTCTAATTACGGCATCTTCCTCTAGCGTGCATTCGACTACATGCCCACCCTTTTTAGTGGCTACTACCTTTGTCAAAATCATCTTATGCCTCTCCGATTCCGTATAGTATAAATTCTCCGGTGGTAAATGTGCCTCCAGATGCGGTTATTCTAAATGCGTTTATTGCTGAAGCCACTCCATATACCCCGCCGTAAACGCCAATCCTTCTATCTGTTGTAGCACTATAATATTGCATTCTCCCTGAGACCGTCACAAAACTGCCCGAATCGTTCAAATTGAAAAAATCGAACATCCCACATGAATTCGACCCGACCACAACGCTAGTTCCTGGAATAATTCGAAAAGAAGTTGTAATATTGCTATTGGACCACGTAGCCAAGTTGTACGAAGTACTAACCGCTCCTGAAAAATATCCTGAAGAAATCCAAGTCGAGCCATTGTCGATGGAAAGTTCTATATATATTAGATTTGAGTTAAGCGAATGTTCCAAATCTCTAATCACAAGTACATGATGGTCATATGTACTATCAATTACGGACGTAAATTCAATAGATGAGCTTACCAATGCTGTTGCTGATGCAAGAACATTCCATGCTCCTCCACCTGCTGCTGCAGCCCACTTCACACCACTACCCACTGCAGAATCAGCTGTCAGAATTGTATCATTAGCTCCGACTGTCAGTTCAGTCGGTGCTGTTACACCGTCTCCGACTAAGATCGTTCCCTTCGCCAGAACACCAGTATCTGTGATTTGATTCGATGCGCCAGCTAGTAATACGCCGCCCTCAGTAAGAGCAGCAGAAAGATTAGGTACAACTACCCAGCCTGTATTTCCAGTACCTGTATCTTTTCTGTACAGTGGTCCATTGGTTCCGTCTAGAGCCAATGATCCTACAACCGCAGCCAGAGCGCCTTCTGGAGATCCAGACACAGCATATACCTTTACTGTGACACCATCATCCGTTAGCTCGACAGACTTGCACTCTGCTACTTCATTAACAAACCCAGCCATTAAGTCACCTCTATGAATTGTGCTGACGCTACCCAATTAATATCTAATAGTGCAACTCCAGTCACCTGAACTATTGCTGTATTTCCACTCACGACGACATTTGCGTCTGCTCCGGTAAGTGCGGCATCTTCATCACCGTTCAAATCTGATACTCCTACTAAGGTCGCAGCAGCCCCATCCGTTCTAACAACTCCCAGGACCTTGTATCCGGCTGATGCTGGCGTAGTTGACTCGAATCCAGATATTAGTGCGTTGATTGTGTAAGTCGCTGCTGTGCCCCCTAGAGACAGAGTAACTAGGTCAGCAGTAACAGCTCCAGATGTAGCACCAGAACCTTCTGAAATTCTCAGCTCACTATCCTGGATTAGCTTACCATTGATACCATCCCATCTTGCGACTGCATTATCTGTGCTAGTTGCAGGTCCTACAACATCTCCTGCTGGTGCGCTTCCTGATGGTGCTAAATTTGCTATCTGACTCATGAAAACCTCTCTTGCCATGAAACACTTGCTAGGACATCGTTTGATCCTGCCGATTCATGTCAGTGTTTAAATTGTACGGGAAGTGAGCAAGTACAGATGCAGTCGGTTGAGCAACCGAAACCTCACCGAATGCGCTCGTTAGATTAGACAGTTTTTCTTTTGCCAGACTTGATGACCCTGACATCTATCAACTACTCTTCATATTAAGCATATTCAGCTTCAATCCAAAACGACCCGCTGGTAGTCGCACCAGCATCATATTTAATTGAAAATTGTGTTCCTGCCTTTCGATACATGTCGTTAGTCTTATGATCGAAGACACGACCCGTCTGGGCTGCGACTTTCTTGTGATCTGTAGCTGCATCTGTCGATACATAGATGTTTTGATTCGTGTCGTTAAACATCGAAACTGTAAGAGCATCATGAGCAAGTACTGCTCCTAATGCTGTATATGTGGCATTTATAGATCCAAACGCGACCTCTCTGACCGCTTCATCTTTAACAGATAACCCTGAATTGCTCATTTGAACCCCATGTGAGAAGGCCCCCAGGTGGGGGCCTCTAACTTACAAAATAAACTGCGTTGTTTCGTGACTATAAATAAAGACATCAAAATCTTGATTAGCTAAACCTGCTGCGTTGTCATCCCTCTCCACACCTACTAGCGTAAGAGCTGTTTTTGATACGCTCACATTTGCTGCACCATTTGCTGTCTTTGCTTGCACAAAGACATATGGAGCCTCTTTAAATGCTCTATTGAACGTAACAGTCTGTGTTGCACCATCGGCATCACCAATGGTGCCAATCGCTTGACCGCGCCCATCGAGACCAGCTGTACTAGCTGCAGAAGTGACTTCAGAGCCATCAATACTGAAGGCATATAATCTAGCTTCTGGCTGCCCTGCAAAAAGGGGGTATCCTTGTTCTGCCATGGATCACCTCCTTTATGATGTTGCTAGGCCATCAATACAACCTGTAAAAGTCGGATTGATGAAAAAGTTTCCATATGTCGCGTAGAACATTGCAAAGCTATCGAGAGGTGTTCCTGAAACATGTAATGGGAAGAAAACTGAATCCCCATTTAGGATGAACCCACCACAGTCTTCACCGCGATCCACAGAATCAGGTCGCAGCTCCAGTGCCACTTTATTCCGATTAACAGCGTATACACGATCTGGTGGGCAATATGGAGACCACTGGATGCGAACAGTACGACCGTTCAGTTTTACAGCAGCTACTTGAGATCCAGCTTCACGCTCAGGAGCGATGTTTGGCTCTACGTAGATGATTGACTTAGCGTCTTCAGAATCTTCAAACAATCGAAGCTGAGTGTGCGAGAAGATATAGTCCGTTGGGAGCACTCCGCGCGATGTAAATCGCATTAGCTGATCTAGCTCACGGAATAGCTTAATGCTTGGTCCAGAACCTGAAGCATCAACCTTAGTCCCTTGCCAGCGATATCCAACATCAACGCCATACAAGCTTTCACCCGATACAGCGTCACAGACACCTTTCAGACCTAACATCTCGTTGTCTTTAGATTTCTGCTTGTAGATCTTTTGCAGTGCAAGTGGTACGTGCGTACCGCTCTGTTTAACCAATCTGATTACACGAGTAGAAAGATTGATGTCAGTCACTAGAAATGGATCTTGCGAACTTCCAATGTTTAGAATGTCGTTGCGAATCCAGTGCGCCTCGATGTAGTCAGTAGAACTCATCGTTAAGCTGTAGTCTCCAGGGGAGTTTGTTACCACAGACGTGATAGATCCCAGTTCTCCAGTACCGTCACCGAAAAACTGTCTAGCAATCTGCTCTTGAAATGATTGCTTGAGGATGTTCATTGACAGCTCGGTAGCATCCTCAAAAGCACCCAAGTTCGTTCCGGCTCGACGCGCGGCCTTCATGGACTGATTGTCAATTACAGTAGTAGAATATACCGATTTAGCAAAAACGGTAGGACGGATCATATATGCAGTGGATGCCGCTGGCAAAGATCCAGACGACTGTCCACCACCGTAGTCCAGCATCTGTGCAATTTCGAGCTTGTTACCGTTGAACTTTTCGTTCTTACGGATAGCTCCGATCAGCTGGCTATTATCCCAACCTGCAGAATCTACTTCAAAACCACCGTATGCGACCTGGTACAGTTCACTCAGGTCGGTAAGCGACATCTGCTTGATTACAGAAGGCATCTTTTACCTCATCTTAATTGTTGACTATTCCTCTTCGCGAGAAGTTGAGCTTTCAGAGCATCTTTCGGAAGCATTTTGCTAAAATCCTGCGACTGGGGAGACCTTTGGCTTTGGCCTCGGACCGCTTGACTACGCGAACGCTTCGAAAGAGCTTTGGACGCTTTCGTTCTCTTCACCCCGTTTAATACCCCTTCAGCAACCTCTTCGAGATCGCGTGTGGTAAAATCTGGGTTATTCTTAAGAAGATCAGACAACTCAAAGACTAGGGGATCGTTATGCTGCAGATCTGATTTGTACTTCGACAGGGCTGCTTTGACAGCTTGTTGTCTTTGTACCTCATCTGCAAATTGTTCGATCCGATCAAATAGTTGCTCCTCATTCTCGATATCGGAACCAAGTACGGGATCGGATAATATCTTCTGTCCCCAGGTATAAACCTGCTCTTCTGACAGACCCATATCTCCAATAAGTCCTTGCTTCCGTTCCTGGATTTTTGTAATTCTCTCCGATTCAGTGAGAGTTTCACGGGTCTCATCCAGCTCCCTTTTCAACTGGTACGCTTCGCGTTCAGGGGTGCTCATCTGAGTTAAGCCCTGGGCTTGCTTACCTAAAGACACCAGGAACTTATTTAAGTCAGCTCCTGGATCGACTTGCTTAATAGCACCAAATACTTTTTTAAGCGCACTAAGCGGGTCGCTGCTTGCGACCTTACTAAAATCTTTGTAAGGAGTAAAGAACTTTTTCTTTTCTTCTGATAAAGCACGCATTCTATTGCGAACAGCAACACCTCCAGCTGCCGCGTCTCTCATCTCTTTGAGAGTCATCTTTACGGGCTTTCCGTCTGCTTTAAACTCAAACTCAGCATTTTCGTCTACGTCGAAGCTCTCTTCTCCCAACGAAAAATGAAAGCTCTTCCCTTTTCCTTCTTCTTCGAATCCTTCTTCTATCTGTCCGCTATCTTCAAAGGATTCATCATCATCACTCTCTTGAACGGACTCTACTGGCTCATCTCTGCGTGCTTTGATCTGTGCAATCAATGCTTCTTTTGTATCAGCACTATTGGTTGGTGCCTCGTCCATTGCTACTGTCATGCCAAGTCTCCTCGTATGGTCTAAATTGGCTCTGGTATAGATGCGCTAGCTTCGCGATCCTATATCGGCGATAACTCTTGTGACCCTTCAATCGATCCGTCCACAGGCGTGTTTTCTTGCGCCATAGGATCAGCATTTTGAAGAGCTGGATCTTCTATTTGAGGATTTGGTTCATTCAGGGGAATCGGAGAGTAAAACATAGGGAATTGACGCAGACCCTGAATTCTACTAGCGAAACTTGGATCTTCGACCATTTGCTCAAACATCAGCTTTTCTGTTGCGGTCATATGTTTTTCAAAAATTAGCTTAATGTTGTCAGGGGCTAATTTATACTCCTGTGTCTGGAGAGGTATCCTATGAGTATCCCAGTGAGTAATAAGATCTTCATATCGTTCAGGAGGAGGCACAGGAATTCCATTCATCATATCCTCGTTCTCAGACTCTGCACTATTGACCGCTGCTGTCACTGCATTTTGAAATTTCTCACTGGTACTCAGACCGATCATATCTACAAAAACTTCGTTGCTCATCAGCTCAGGGAACTCTCTCTTAATGGTCAGCATAAGCTGAGTTCTAGCAGCCTTGCTGTTAGCCAAATTCCCAGTCGTGGTGATTTTTACATCGTAGACTTTGCTTAAGTTTTCAGGGTCGAAGTACTTTAGGTTTACAGTGTTATTCCGTCCTGCAATCTTGATTAATCGCTGATCGTCAGCATCGTAATGATCTTTTGCGATTGTGATCATCAGTCGATACAGATGCTCTATTCCGGCAATATGGCCTTTTATGTCGGGACCCGCCTGTTGCACTCTAAGATCCTCAAAGTGCTGCAAGGCCACAAAGCTGTCTAACTGAGCGTTGGGAGTATCCCCTCGCTGCATTGGAGTCTGCTGACCCAGCTCAATGATGTTCTTCTTAAGGTCTTCGCGGAATTTGAATATTGAGGAAGTGTTCGTGTTGGGAGTTTCAATGGTGGGTTTTTGATTCCCCCTCCACTCCATGACGACCACACCATTTGGCATTCTTTGTGCGTCTATGCCAGCTGTCTCATGTACTAAGATTTTAGGAGACTCAGCCTCAAGATTATTATACATCTGATTAGTGAGTCGATTGTATCCGACAATAGCTGGCATCGCATTCCGAAATAACATCGGCGTGCCTCTCACACCAAATCCAATATCAAGATCTGTAAACCGGATGAGAGGAAGCTGGAGATTGTCTACAAGAGTGGGGTGATCTTTCATTGACTCATTAACAAGCACCTCGTCTTCAGTAGCAACAATGTGCCTTCCCTCATGTAAAAACTCATGAGATCGATGATAGAAGTGATATACCCTTGTGTAATGATCGCCGCCCTTCGTTGTTCCGCTGACAGCATCGTACTTTTGTGTATTCTTCTTTTCTTCGAATTTTACTTCAGGATATTTCCGAGTAAGATAATCAGTCTCTACATAGTCAAGGTAGTAAAACCAATTTGCATCTGAGTAATTGGTCTTAGGGTCGATCATTACGTCAAATGAAATCGGATTACGCAGCTCTATATCGCCGATCCGCTGCCACTTATCAATCCAAATAGGATCTCCGTTATCATCGAGCACTCGTCTACCATCGTCGTCTACTAGTGCTATTTTATCATCGTCGATGTCTCTGGACATCGGGTGTAATTCACCCTTATTCGGATTCCAGACGGGAACTACGAACGATTCACCAAAGATCTTTTTCTGTATCTCCCATTTAATCCTCTGCATATCTATGCCCAGATCGTAGCTCATCGAGTCGAGCCACATCTTCACAAATTTAGCAGCGATCTTATCCTGATAATCATCATTATTCGGCAAGACCTGAGCTGTCAGCTCATTGCTAACTATGGTGGCCACTTGCTCCATGACCAACAGATACATCTCATTGATGTGTATCTCGTCAGGCTCGTTCTGCATTAGACCCTGGTTAAGGTACACGTTGACCAGGGGACTGAAGAAATTGGGGTTGACCCCCATAGCCATAAAGATTTTTAGATTGTTTTTTTGCTCTTTAAAAAGAGGATTATAATACGCGCTTAGTGCCGTATCTGCATCTTTTAGCCAATCCAATACATCTGAATCATTTTCGTAGTCGATGCTGTAAAGCGGCTTTACATAAGGTAGATTTTTTTGGAGGTAAAACCTCTCTAGCTCTGGACGCGACATTAACCTTCCTCCAGATCTTTTCCACCGAATGCCGATTTCATTTTCGACAACCTATCGTTATCTGTTTTCTTGCTACTGGTATCTATTTTTTGATAAATATCCTGAATATTTTTTAGGTATATGTCCATATCTTTTTTTTTTAGCAACTCATGCCAAAGATTTTCTAGCGTCTCGTATAAACCGTTTTCTTCATCCCGAATATGTTCAACATCTTTTTGAATACGGAAAAAACAACCCATACCTACAGTCATAAGGCATAAATTGCATACTGTTAGCAAAATAAGTGATATCATAGTATACCAAGTTAAAATTCGACTTCATAACAATCTATTACGGTAATTTTTGCAAGGAATTTTTATGGGATTTTACGATCCAATCAAAAAGAAATCTCCATACGGACCTAGTTCAAAAAACTCATACAAAACAAATAGTAATAATTTAGATGGCGAGAGAGAAGATTTAGCGGATGTTTTTTGGGAAGAGATAAGAAAAAGGCGAACCTTCCATGTCGGTCAAGAAGCTATCTTTAAAGCTTTCTTTGAAGATGGGGCTAAATACATATTTGAGCGGATCGGTCGAAAAGGCTGTAAGACCGCGGGTAATATTACGTGTGCCTGGGGCTACGCGCTCGAAAAAAAGAACCGAATGATTAACGTCATATGCCCGACAAAAACATCAGCAGTTGAAATATACTGGGACGAACATCGATTGCAATGGGCTGATCTGCCTGAGCCGGATCTTTTCGATATGTTTGTGAAAGAAGTCGATAAAAGTAGACATGTTCTCACTTTCGTCAATGGGAGCCAAGTCAAGCTTCTAGGAACCTGGACAGAAGCTCGATCTCGCGGAACACAGCCTGACCTGGTTATCGGTGACGAAGTTCAGGATTGCTCAGCGGATTATTTAGACGCTATGGAGCCTAACCTGGCTGCAAAGCCAGACGCTCGTTGCATCATGACCGGAACTCCTCCAAAAAAACGGAATCACTTCCAGGAATGGGAAGCGCGGATCGAGTCTAATGAAGAGGGTACGTGCTTTCACTACAGCTCCTATATCAACACCGTGCTACCTCACCTAAAGGACTGGCTTGATAAAAAGCATGCAGAGCTTATCGCTAGCGGCAAAGAGGATGTATGGCTTCGTGAATACATGGCTGAAGACTGTTTTAGCAGCGATGAGAGAGTACTGCCAGATATTAGTGTGGTTGACTATGAAGAATTCCTCCAAAAGCTCTACAGCGTGGATCCTACCGCTTTTGACCCGATCCTTGGTATCACTATCACTCCACATAAGCTTTGTGCTTGTTATGCCGTCAGCCTACAGACTCGATGTACGGGCAGGCAGATTTGGGTGTTGGAAGTCGAGACTACAAACAAATTGTGGGATTCTAGCTACCAAGAAATCTACGGCAAGATGGTTAGCAAGATGAATGAGTTCGGAAATATCTTCCCAAGACCATGGAAACAGGTCGTATACGATGAGACCGAAAGCTTTACGGATGTAATCCCTAACGTTGTACAATCTAGAAAAGATTTAAAATGGAAAAATCGTGGAATCCCTTTACTTAAAGAAATGATTTTAAGTGAGAAGATCACGTTTAGTACCCAGGCAGATCAATTCGCCGTTGAATCTCAAAATCTATTGAAAGAGGATGATATCCGTGAGTATCCTACGGTTTGTACTATGGCTATGCTGGCGAATGAATATTACCAGCCTCCCACCTTATCGAAGGATGAACAGATGGTTTGGGATCAGTTCGCGCCCCTGCGTGAAGCTGGAATCGTTTGTTATCCTCCCAAGAAAAAAGGAAAGAGACTATTTAGCCACCGATGGGATTAAATACTTCTCTTTTATAAAAAGATCCTAGCTAAGAGGGTCCTTCATTATAGATTGTTTAATTTTGGTGATTGCTGTGCTTAATCGCTCAAGGTCGCTGTATTTAATTACCTCTGGCTCTAGCCAAGATATTTCTGCTAGTTCAAACGCTCTCTCGGCATCTACGAAAGGGTGATGACTAACGGTGTGCAATCGATCAATCACAACTAACTTCAAACGAGCATGCGTGCTTGTGAAACCGTTAACATCTTTTTTATCTATCCACCGCATCACCCGCAATTTGTAGTCGATGTACATTTGGTCATCAACCTCCAGTTTGGGAATCTCTCCTGAACAGCAGCATAGGCGATCAAAACAGCTCATAGAGCCAATGTGAAAATGCAGCCCAAGCTCAGGAGCAATCGATATTCCGGTTATGACAAAACTCACTAGTTCCCCCTAAGATTAGATAGGAATTTTTTAATCCCTTCTTGAAAATTCGGCATCTCGTATTCAAAGCAAGTGGGTTGAGCAGCTGACTTCTCGATCACAAATTCAACGTGCTTATTCAGCACATCACACACGTATCCAGGAGCATTTGGTCTGTGGTTTGGATAGAAGTGTTGCAGTGTCTCTGTAGCCCACTGCTTGTTGGTCGTAGCGATTTCTTCTTTCGGCACAATGTCATCCCACGTCTCCCAGGCCCCTAGAACTGCGAAGAGAAAAAAGCACACCCTCCCAGGTCTCCCAGGCCCCTAGAACGGCATTGCACGCTTTAGCGTCCGATTCCCTCGACTTCAAAGCGTTAACGCACTGAACGAGCTTATATGCAGTCTGAGCGTCCATTTTGGAAGAAAGCTCCCTCTTCATATTTCTGGATATGTCCAATTCATCAAAAATAGGGAAGACAACGACGACAGCCGCCGCAGGCTTTTCAGGCTCTGCCTGTTGTTGTTTTTTTAAATACGAAACCCTGTATTTTACGTTTCTCTTGAGATTGCCCTCCCTAATCTCCACTTTTTCCATGTAACCAAGCTGAATCAACTCGTCGAACGCCTTGTATACATGATTTCTTGAAATGTTCTTGGCTTTCCAGACACACTTAGGCTTGATAACCCAGTCCGGTTTGCAAGAGAGCAGGTAGATCAAGACCATGGTAGCGTCTGCAGACATGGTTGGATGCTGGCTTATTTCGTTGGGGATTATTGAACCAAGCTCAGGAGCAATCGATATTCCGGTTATGCCAAAACTCACTAGTTCCCCCTAAGATTAGATAGGAATTTTTTAATCTCTTCTTGAAAATTCGGCATCTCGTACTTAAAGCAAACGGGTTGAGCAGCTGACTTCGCGATCACAAATTCAACGTGCTTATTCAGCACATCACACACGTATCCAGGAGCATTTGGTCTGTGGTTTGGATAGAAGTGTTGTAATCTCTCTGTAGCCCACTCCTTGTTCGTCATAATTATTTCTTCTTTCGGCACAATGTCATCCCAGGCCTCCCAGGCCCCTAGAACGGCATTGCACGCTTTAGCGTCCGATTCCCTCGACTTCCAGGCTTTAACGCGCTGAACGAGCTTATATGCAGCCTGAGCGTCAATCTTGGACGATAGCTGCTTCTTCATATCTCTGGATATGTTCAATTCATCAAAAATAGGAAAGACAACGACGACAGCCGCCGCAGGCTTTTCAGGCTCGCTCTGTTGTTGTCTTTCATTCTTACTTAAAGAGTCTTTCTTAATAGGACCTGGTTTCACCTGATCGGGGGATTCACCGGCAAGGAGGTTTCCACCGTTTCGGTAACTTTTTTTGAATTCTTCGTCTGATATGGGGTCTTCAAAGAAGTGCCAATCTAGTCCCGTGAACTGTCCATTAGTATCGTTATGTCGCATAGCTCTATGTAGATACCCGGCATTTTCAAGCTCCTTAAGTCCAGAATTGAATGAGGTTTCTCCGTCCGTGCAATGCGCCATCATCTCAGACTTGTAGAATGTCCAGTCGTCGGGCCTGGAGAATGCTATCGACAGAAGTCCTTTAGCCTTTAGAGAGATAGAAGAGTCAAAAACGATTGACTTGCTGAGTCTTACGAAGGGATCTTTTCTTTTATGAGAGTGACATAATGTCATATTGATTTGTCCTGTCACCAGGAAGAATGAGGCCAAATGATTATATATCTATTCTAAATAGATTAGATGTGGTACATTCGGGCTATACTTTCCTGGTATTAGTCCCAGTGTCAGAGCATGACTAGTTGGGACATATAGATTTCGATTCATGAGGGAAAGCTTCTTCGCTTTCCCTCTTTTTTACCTAGCCTACTCCATGTAGAATATATTGTACATATACAATTACTTGTCATATTTGATCATGTGATTTATAATCATTTAACTCAAATAAACGCAAGGAAATGTTATGGAAAATCGGCTAAAGATCACCTTCTACTCACCTGGACAAGAAGCCAACTCACGAGTGGTGGCAACCTTTGGTGTTCACATAATCTCCATAGATCTTTTCTTGAGCAAGGTAAAACTGATCCGAAAAAAAGATGGCGACCTCTATTCAGCGTCTCCTGCTGAAAAATACACTTGCCCTAGGACAGGTCAGGTTAAGTGGTCAAACTTCTGGTTCTTCGGTGATAGTGCGTCTTCATTTTTCCAGGAAGAGTGCAAGAAGGCTCTTATCTCATACTGCGAAGAGAAAAAAGTACACCATCCCTGGCACCCAGGTTTCCTAGGTTAGCAAATAATCACAAGATAGAGGACGAGAAATGTGGAATTGGTTCAGAGAATACTTCCTGAATTGTGAAGGGGAAGAGGATAGTGATATTGAAAAAGTATGGGCAGATCTTGAAGGCAGCATAAGTATTACCTTGTCGATTGTTATGCGTGACGGATCAACCCACAAACGAATCGCTAGAATACACCAAGATGATGTGGGATCATGGAAAGATGATGCAATTATAAAAATAACAAGCCCAGACAATCGATGGTTCTGCTTAGAGGATTCAGATGATCATATAGATATCCGGTTGTTTCATATCCCTGATATAATCAGCGTGTCTATTAAACAAATGCCAATTTTTATTCTATACAAGGGAGAAAAAGCTAGAAACAAAATCACACAGTATTTTGAAGATAACAAGGACTTTTCTTAACTATGAAATGTAAAAAATGCGATCAATTATGCTCTCTAGAACCTAACCAGTTCTTTTACCAAGGCGAGCGATCTCCAGGATGGGTTTGTCATGAATGCAATAACCTTTGGGAATCAGATGATTACTCAATGGTAAAACTAGCCGAGCTAGTCAATAAAAAAAATACACGTATTAGAGATGAAAGTTGTGCTACGTGTGAATGGTATTGCTCTGGGACATGTCGAAGAAATCCACCTCAACTTATCACTATTGACGATGAAGCCTGTACAGAATCCCCGTGGGTAAAAGAGGATCACTGGTGCGGAGAATATTCACCATCAAAACACAACTGCATCCAATGTGGTACACTTGTTTATCGAACACTGGACTTTCCCAAATGCAGGTCTTGTGCAATTAGTGAGTTTAGAAAATATTCTGACCAAGTTGGGGATAAGATAGACAAACTACTAGGGATAAATAATATTAAAGTAGATATTAAAAAATGACTAGATGTTTAATTTGTGGACAAGATGAAGAATTAAATATAGATGTTTGCTGGGACTGCTGGGAAGCTGAATTAGTTATGCGGACAGGACAGGAAAGGCAGGGTAAGAAAATACCGACAATGGATGGTCGTACTGATGAAATGGCTAAGCTAAAATGGATCATTGAAAATCACACTGGATTATGCGAGACAATCCAAAAGGAAAATCATGATAGTAGACCTGGCGATATCAATATGTTTTGGGGCTTTGATAGCTTCATCGTGTATAATTAGAGATACGTACAAAAACAGAAAAGAGCCTGTATTGGAATACGTGAAAACGTTTGTATTGTGTGTGGGATTCCTCTTCGCTCTGAAGATGGTAATGCCGCTATGAAATCAATAATCATTATTCTGATATCCCTGTCATTCTCACTTCTGTCTAACCCTGTATCCGAGAGACGTATAGAGATCTGTAACGAGTACAACGCCGAGCTAGATTCCCTGTTGTCCGTAGATATTGCTAAAGCCACCAAGAGCGCCATAACGGGATCTATTGCAGCATCACCCTGTAAGCGCCCAGAAATCATTGTAGCTACTGGAGTGTGTGCTGCTGCTATCTCTATTATCGACGACTCGTACTCTCACTATGAGACTATGAGGGATCTCACTGAAGAATATCATTCATTAGATAGTCAGATGAGTGAAAATTTACAGAGACTGAATAATCCTGGGCCATACATCAGCGATCCTGGATATGATTACTCATACTTAAACTAAGAAATGGCATAACAATGGGATTGGATACAGAGCCAGGAAATTATCACTCTAGCTACACTAGATTTGTAGAAATGAAACGGCAGCTTGTCGAGTCCAACGGCTATATAGTTCTGGATTGGGGACAGGTCACACAAGAAAATTTAATGGGGGAGTGGGAGAAGATTCCAGAAGATCCTCTGCTTATTTTGTTTTTCCACCATGATCATACTGGAGTGATCAAGTACGAGCACACACTTTTGCTTGCAAACCGCATATTTAATGCAAAAAAGAACTTAGCAAAGCTTGAGTGGCTTGAGTTATCAAGTGATTTTGAGCAGGCTCTTAGGGTCGCTAATCAAGAGGGTGTAGATCTACAATTTTGTTGAATGAAGAAATTTAGAGAAAGTCAATCGTATAGGGATGTGTGCTGATGAGTGAAAATCTACAGAGACTGAATAATCCTGGTCCATATGTCAGCGAGCCATGCCATGATTACGGATACTTAAACTAGGAAAATTAAATGAACGATGAACCGTGTTGTCCACTTTGTCAGGGTGAACTACTGGATATGGGTGGAGTGTGCGGGGATAATGACCCCGATTGTGAATGTGACACGTATTGGAGATGTGAGAAATGTAATGAAGGATTTATAGAGCCGTGTCCAGCCCATCAAAATTACAACTGGGGAAGAATCACGATCATTAGATCTACCCCCGCGGTTTGCAAGCCTGGTGACTGACAGAATGGAAAAATTGAAATCCAGCGGGCTTATCGGGTGTTTAGATGGGACTGGGGTAACTAGCACAAATTATAAAGGTCAGTGGCAGACAAATAGTCCCTACTCACTGGATGCCTCTGCCACCTGCTCCCCAATAAAAAAACCGCGCAGCCCTCACCACAAGGACTGCGCTCCACATAACCTTCAATCGACTTTTCACAATTAACCTTGACTGAGGTGGTATGAAATGCCAGGCGTATAATGGGGAAGAGATAGATTGTTTGTCAAAATAAAATGAGCCTCCCATGGAGGTGGGAGACCCAACAAAGCGTGTGGCTTCATCTACACTTTAGACGTTTTTTTGATTTCAATCAAGATTAGGAAAAAAGGGGTGAGAACCAAAGCCCTCACCCCCAAGCTCTAGGAGGAACCTAGATCTGTCGTACAAGGCGTTTGACTAACGTTAGTCATTACCCTCCACTGTACTAAGCTTGATAACCACATTCCCAGATCATTAATGGAACAACTCCAGCAATATCTGTATCCTCCAAAAAGTACACGCACGGCATTACATTTAGACCATCTGTTAGAGTATAGGCTGCAGTAACAGTCGGTGCTGCACCATCGATCGTGTATGTCACGACACCAGCTGCGCTAACTAAAATCTGAAGCTCATGGGTTGCTAGGTCAGCCCAATTATCAGTAGTATCAGTAGTAGTAGTACCGGCACCGCCTACGATAGTCTCAAGCTTAATGTCACCAGAGATTACGTTCAGACAAGCTAGATCAGCATAGTCGTCCAGGTTCGCCTGGTTGGCTTCGACCTTTCTAAAACCTACTGCACAATCATCAGTACCCGATACATCCGCAATCGAAAATCGAGCACGTAGGAAAAATGCAGCATCTGTTCCAACGATGAAACTAGGGATTTGCGAGCTAAGCACACCATGGTTTAACTCAAGACCGTCATTAGCAGTCTGGTCCAGTGACCCTAGATCCAATCCGTCAGCTGTAATGACAGGGGCTAAAATAGTTTGAGTACCTAGTATGTGATACTCAAATGCAGTTGTAGGTAGCACCAGGACGTTCTCATCGCCTGCACTACCTGTTGCAGCTCCACCGCCCACTGCTGAGCTTACGGGATTCTGCTTGAAATTCTCAAAGACGTATTTCTCATCCCAGTATCGACGATTGATTGCGTCTGAGTATTGATACTTATTGATGCTTGCTGGTGATGGCATGTTTTACCCCTTCGGTTAACCGCGCATATTTTGCCAAACAGGACCTTCGTCGCAGGATTTCGGCTTAGGACTCATGTCGTGAGAGCCATTCTTTTTGCCTGGATTGTCGTACTTCTTTTCCATTTTCCCTTTGTAGTTATTTGAAGGAGTCATGTCGGCTTTCTGCTTCTTTTGAGGATTCATATCCCCTTTCATCCCATAACTTTTCATCTCAGCCTCCTAGGTAGACTTTGCTCTTTTGTAAAAGATTGTTGTAATATTTGCACGAGTATTAAAATATTATATTATTAAAAATCAGGATGAGGCCATGGATGATATAGTCACAACCACTTTTCACATCGAGAAAGCGCGGCACAAAAAGTTCAAGAAAATCGTCTTCGAAAAAGATCTTACTATTAAGGCAGCATGCCACGAAATGATTGACCGCTGGATTGAGGACTATCAGGATCAGACGGATCTACATTTAATTGAGTCATGGGATAGGCTATCGATGAGTAAGGGAACAGAAAGCTGGAATAGTTTTAAAAGGAGAAATGGGCTGGATGGGATACAAGATTATGGTAACAAGAACGGCTAAAAAAGATATCGATCAGCTTCTCCCCTGTGAGGTCAAGTCGGTCACAACAGCAATCGATCTAATGGAATCGATAGGTCAGATGGGAGAGCCTATTCATCCGAAAATCAATGTATGGATCTATAGGGTAGGTAAGGTGAGGATTATCTATAAGCTCCTCAGTAATGAAATTAGGGTGATAAAAATAGCCAGGGGATCAAACCCCTGACATGATTCTATTCTGTTCCTGTGTTTTCACAAGGTGACAATTCAACGTCATCATGAAACTTAGAACACAGCTCGTCTAGGAGAATTTGATAGAAAGCGCGATCAATTGTTCCGAGTACTTTTTGCACAGTATAGCTAGGGCCTTCACCCTCGAAAACCTTTGTGATATCAGTAATATCCATTTCGTCTAGGTAATACATTTTCGCCCAGTCACGGAGTCTGTCTTCAAGCTTATCCAATAAATCTGGAGAGTTAGATAAAAGTAGCTTGATTTTGCAAAACTTTTTTGTCTTTTTCACAGTTCTTGTCTTCTTCTTAAATGTTGGAAGCTTGACTGCATACCAGGTATCTGTATCTTGTACAGCCCATTTATCGCCAGTATCATCTTCCCAAAATGCTGGAAGGCTATCTACAGATTCAATATAGAAAACCAATGCGATCTCAATATTTTCGGGGAGTGTATCGGTCTCTTTATTCATGGCAACTAAGAGCTGCGTATCCACAGGAGGCGTGTTTCTTAAAACTTTATTCCACTTAGACATTATCTCTCCAGATATTGAGTTCAGGTTCGGTAATCCTATTCTTTATGTTGACATACGTCAAGTAGAACATGTATGATTTTATCATGATTATTCAAATACTGAAGACCATATCTTATGACGTTCGTCGCTCGATGCTGTCCATGTGGGTGCATTTCTCAAAACTGATCTATCAGGACAAGGAGAATTAACCATCCTAAACACTAAATGCCATATATCATCATGTCTGTAAAGATCCATGAACACACCACCCAAGCATTTTTCTAGGGTATTAACTTCGCATGACGTTAACTCACGATAACATCTAAATATTTGTACTGGCTGTGGATGAGATGTATTTCTCAACATAAATTTCCTATTCACTCATAAAGAATTTCTACTAGTTCTCTGTTCTCAAATTTCACAAGTTTGATCTTTATGCCTGGAGGTATGGGATGGTTTTTTATCATGTTAGCTACGATTGGTCGAACTACATCCAAGTTATCCTCGTATCCGAAGACTAAAGGCATCTCTCGACCCATAATATTTCCAGCGACAATTCCCTCATCCCCATCGGAATCTTCTGACAGAACTGCATAAATGCTTGAGATTTCCTGTGTATTAAGTTTTATTGAATCTCTTATCTTACATTTACATGGTTTGCAAAATGTCTCTGCTGGGTTGTCTGGGTGTGGACGGATGAGATTACTGGTGGCGCCACAGCTAGCGCAGGAGTATCTAGGAGTGTCTGTCATAATTTTAACTTGAATATAGGGGGGTTAGATTTTATCGGTTGACCTTAATGAGAGCTGTCGTGCTATAGTTATCACCATGATCACAGCACATCCTTTGGTAGTGTTTCTCTCGCCCAGGCACTATATAAGTTCTTATGCTGGAGTGGTTTAGTATACGCTATTTTGCTATAATAAAGCAATGGCATCTATCCCGTTGACAAAA